TTTTGCCCGCAATTTTTTGGGCGGGGATAGATAAGGATAGAGGATAGAGCTGGATAGATGGGGACTGACGCTGCTGACTTCTGCTGACTTCTGCTGATTGATGATCTCCAATCGCAGCCAGTAGTCTTAGTACTGAGACTGAGGTGCTGACTGCTGCTTCACAATCCGCTACGGTCTTAGTACTGAGACTGAGGTGCTGACTGATGCTCTTTAATCCGCGTCGGCTGATGCTCCCTAATCGCTGATGCTCCCTAATCGCTCTCAATCTAATTTGCCCTGACTATTGACAAAGTAGGCATTTGAGGTACAATACTGATGTCGAGGTTGTTCCTTGACAAAGAGAACCAGTCTCACTACTGAGACTAATAGGAACTGAGAACATGAACCTTCAAGTCATCGACAAAGCCAATTTGGTGAACTTCACCCGCCTTCGTGACGAGTTCACCCGCACCTTCGAGCGGTGGAGTTGCACTCCCAATCCCAAGGCTGTCTTCCCTGTGCTGTCGCAGCCCAACGCCAACACCAAGTTGGCAAAGGAATCAGACCGTACTGCTGACTACAGCATCTACAGCGTCTTCCTAGCCCCCGCAGACAGCAGCGGTCACGAGATGTGTTTGTGGCGCTCGAACGACTGTACGGACTTGTGCCTCAACTGCTCAGGCAAGGGAGCAATGCAGTCTGTTCAGGCTGCTCGCATCCGCAAGACGCAGCGTCTGGTCGAAGACCCTCACGGTTTCTTCTGGTCGCTGTTGTCGGAGATGCAGAAAGCCTGTCTCAAGGAAGAGAACCCAGTCATGCGCTTGAACGGGACGAGTGACCTCCCTTGGGACTTCATCGCTCCCAACCTGTTCAGCCACTTCAGGTTGTTCAACTGGAAGTTCTACGACTACACCAAGAGCGTGACTCGCGCCTACAACCAATCGTCCCTGTGGGACAACACGCTGTCGTTCTCAGGTCACAACTGGGCTGAGTGTGCGAAGGGTCTTGCAGACAAGTACTGCCGCGTAGCGGTGGTCTTCGACACTCCCCGTGGTCAGCCCCTCCCTCTGCATCATCGTGGCTACACGGTCATTGACGGGGACAAGGATGACCTTCGCTTCCTTGACCCCAAGGGAGTCATCGTGGGGCTGCGGTACAAGGTGGTGACCATCAACGGCAAGCGTCGATCCGCTGCTGACTGGGGTTCACCATTCATCGTCACTACTTGACTTGATCGTTATTTCAAATAAAATACATACATGGAGCGAAGTGCTCCAAGAGAACCAGTCTCACTACTGAGACTACAACAACAAGGAACTGAGCAATGAGCAACGACAACCTGTACATGGACAAGAAGACTCACCGCGCCGTCATCACCGTGGACTTCACCACCTCCACCAAGGAGAACGATCCTGATGCCATCGCCGCTGAGATCGTGCGAGACATCATGCGCTGCGGTATTCCCGCCAACCTTGAGGAGATTGAGATCCTGCCATCAGCACCTACTTACTCGTTTCCTTCCTTCAAGATCAATGAGTTGGAGGCAGGTCATGGAGATGACTACAAGGCAATCTTCTCCATCCGTCATGAGCCATGCAAAACCTTCTGCATCGAGTCAGTTGATGTGCAGATGATCAAGGATCATGACTGTGGCGTACTTCCTATTGTCACCGCCATCGGCGGCGTAGGTGGCGAGGTGATCATGAAGTGTCAGCCCCGCTTCGACGGGGAGGATGACATCGAGTCGATGTGTCGTGCATGGCTTGGAATGTGGGGACGAGCCAACATCGGCAAGTGCGAGGACTCCATCCACGGGATGTTCCTCATCATCAAGCAGATTGTGTCCGAAGGCACATTCATCAAGTCCGATGCTTAAACTAGAAAGAGAGAACACCATGTACAGAATCGACATGGATCCCACGATGGAATACACCGTGCGGATCGAGGCAGACTTGGACAACCTTGCCACCCTTCTAGGCGAAGCGGTGGGAGGCAAGATCTCATCCTATGAAGTCACCAAACATCCCGCAGGTCTTAATATTACTTCTTTGGTAATGAAAAAGGTGGACACCGTGCCGCACATCAAAGGCTTCTACGCCAATGTCAAGTTCTACGACAGCCCTGATCAAGAACACCACGTGTTCATCGCAAGATCGGAAGACCTAGGAGAAGAACATCCTCAAGATCTCGATGTCTTCTACTACGGAGGTAACTTCTCTGAGGAGATCATCAGAAAGATGTACTCAGAGGAGGCGAAGAACGGTCTGTTTTGGATCGTCCCTGAGGCTACGAACGAGTACGCCCATTGTCTCAAGTGCGGTTGGGGCTTCATCCCCTCAATCAACGGCGCGAGCCGCTCGCGGTGCAGGAAGTGCTCCCTTTCGTACCTCCCCGATCCAATCCCAGTCGTTGAGGTTGAGAATCATATGCGTGACCCTGAGCGCAATCGTTTGCACCTGTTCAGCGTGTACACGGTAGACGCAGATATGCGTGAGGGAGACAGGTTCTACATCATGGCACAACACGACGAGGCAGCAGTCACGCTGTTCCATAAGGCGCGAGCCCGTGATCGGCACAACCTGAACTGCGAACTGATTGTGAACATGATCTCCCATGCGGAGAACGCCGATGAGTGATCTCAAGAAACCAAACTTCAAAGGCGCGGATACTGAGCAAGCAATCATCGCAGAGATGATGCGCTGGATTCATGATCGTGGTTGTGCTGTTGTTGTGTGGACGGAGAAAGAATTGCGTGGAGTTGATCCAGACTCTCTTGAGAGTCAGATGATCGAGTGGGGCAATGAATCAATCGAATTGAACGCAGACGAGGAGGCAAAACCATGAGTGATCCATTCGACCTCGCCCACAACCTTGCTAAGTCGTTAGCACCATTCAACCACCTAGTGGTGGCTGCAACTGACCAAGCGTATTTGATTGGTCGTTTGCAAGGTGAAGTGAAGGAAATTCTCTTTGATCTCGACGAGGCAATCAAGCAGCGCGACGAGATCAGCATTCATGCCGATGCCATCATCAAGGAAGCATCAGCGTTGATTACGCGCTGTGTCGAATCACGGAAGGCAAGTGCCTACTGGAATGCCGTTGAGCAATTCAGGCAATTTGAAAGCAGAACTACTTGACTTGATCGATATCTCAAGTAAGATACACACATAGCCAAGGGATGTTCCTGCGGCTGTAAGAGAACCAGTCTCACTACTGAGACTACTAGGAAACTGAGCACATGGAAACTGAGAACATCAGCGTTATCGTGGACACCGCGTCCCTCCGCACCCTCATCCTTCAGGTTGTCAATCGTGAGGTGTTGCGTCCCACCCTCTTCGACCGTGATGACTTGGATGACCGCATCACCAACGCCGTCGAAGCCGCCGTCATGCACGATGAAATTGCGGGGAACATCGACCTGAAGAAGTTGGCTCGCCATGTTGATTGCAGGGAGATTGCAGACAACATCGAACTCTCCGATGTCGCGCAGCATCTCGACCACAGCGACATTGCGGGAGCAATCGACCTCAATGACCTCGCCAACCACATCGACCTCGCAGATCTCGCAGGTGAGGTGGGTGGTGACGCGTCATTCATCGACAATGTCTCTGAGAAGATTGACTACAGGTCGTTGGCTCGCAATCTGCTCGAAGAACTCAACATCCGCTCGATTCGGTATATGCCAGTCAACAATCCAATCAAGGAGGTGGAGCCATGAGTCAACTCAGCAAAAAGAACAAAACAGACCTGCTGCAAATTGCTATGGCAATTTCAAAGGTTGCCCATCGGTTGGAGTCTTTCAATGATTTCCTGAAATCAAGTAGCGTACCTCCGCCATTTGAGGAAGACATTGTCGCCCTTGGGGCTGCAACCGTTCTGCTCATGATCGTTGCGGAGGACAAGCCCTGTGATTGCAACGAATGCGTGATGGCTCGTCAGTTTCCCGCCTCAGCCGAAAGCAATTAATTGGCTAAAAAAAATACAAACAGGCTCATCATCTCTGACTCCATCGTCAGTTCATGTAGAGCCTTCGTGGATCAAGACATCGACATAGCATTCGCTTGGGCGATTAAGGTAATCGAGCAAGCAGTAGGAAAACATCTGACTGACAACGAATCTGCGTACCTCGAAGAGGTTCTGAAGAAGAAGAGGGCGAAGGATCGCCGCAAGAAAAACAAGTAGTCTCACTACTGAGACTGAAAGAAACACAATGATCTCTCTCAATGAATCGTATCTCTCGTCATCCCAAATCGACAACATCCCTGTACCAGTGCCTACGCACTCGTACACGCCAATCCCGCATCGTCAGTTGATGCACATGGCAATGGATGCCTTCGTCAAGCAGGGCTTCACCATCGACCGCCCCTCACATCAGGTTCACAAGAAGGCACAACGCTTCGTGTCTACCTTCGCCGTGTCGGGAGGGGGATTGCCCGTAGACAAGTCATTGGACTGGATGGTGGGCATCATGAACTCCTACGACAAGACTGTGCCTGTGACTTTCTTGTTTGGAGGCACAGTGTTCGTCTGCACCAATGGCATGGTCGTTGCTGACCACCAGTTGAAGACACGGCATACTAGAAATGTGTGGGATCGCATCCCTGATCTCATTACTGAGACTGTCGCTGTGTTCGGAGACACAATCGTCAGCGCGAATCAGCGCCACCAGCACCTCAAGGAGATCGTTGTCGATGACAAGCGGCTCATTGATGCCTTCGCCATGGAAGTCTGTAGGCGCGGTATGCTGCCAGCCAGCAAGGCGTTGGGCTTTGCCAACGAGATCCACAATCCCTCCTTTGACTACGAGGTCAAGGAGAACACCTTGTGGAGTATCGCGAACGCTTACACCCACATTGCCAAGGGTGCAGAAGCGGGTGACTTTGCTCGCCGCGTGATCCAGTTCGACAAGTTCCTCGACGCGACTTTCGCCGTCGAACAATAAGCATCTGGGTGGACTGGGACTAGTTCTCAGTTCACCCTTTCTTCCTCGTGTAGCACCGCTATACTGGAACCGTTCTCTTTTCCTCGCCCCCGTGAGTTGCTTAATCGCAATTCCGGGGGTTTTTTATTTAGCACCTAGTCTCACTACTGAGACTGCATTAGAATGCTTCTCATGGAAACAAAGCAAGACGCAATCAATAAGCAGATGCGGGAACTAGGGAAGGCTCGTTACCAAAGCCGCAAGGTCAAGGCAACTGAGATTGCGTCTGAGTCCAATACAATTCCGGGTCGCCAACTTCTTAACCGCTGCACTACCGAACTGGCAAAGGGAATCGAACTGTGGCTCACTAAGGCTCACAACAGCCCCGGAAAGCACCACCGATGTCTGCCGTTTGTTGAGATGTTGGATAGATATAAGATGGCGGTCATTGCTTCGAAGGTTGTAATCGATGGCTTAAGCACCGAACGCATGATGACATCAGTCTGCATTGCTGTTGGTCGAGCTATAGAGGACGAGGTTCTCCTTGAGACACTTGCAAAGGAAGAGCCAAATTTCTTTAGGAAGATGCAGCAGTTATCGTTTAAGAAGGTAGGTAAAGGTCTGAAGCGTAGGTTTATTCGGGACGCAGCTAAGGCTGTGGATCTTGTAACTCTGCGCTGGGAAAAGGCTAATGCTCTTTCTCTTGGTGTTCTTCTTGTAGAGATGATGGTCGAGCGTACTGGCATCATCCAGACCATGACCAAGCTGAACGCTCGTGGTCGTAGGTACTGTGTAATCGCTCCCTCAAAGGACATCAGCGACTGGGTGAGGAAGTGCCATGAGTACCACGAAGAACTCACTCCCTTCTTCTTGCCTAGCATTGAGCGTCCGTTGCCATGGTCTAATCCGTGGATCGGTGGATACCGTCAGCTGGACTGGAAGCCCCGTCCTCTGGTCAAGTCGAGGAACAAGGACTACCAGACTGAACTGGCTGCTTGTGATATCAGCAGGATCTATTCATCAGTCAACCTAGTCCAATCCACACCTTGGGCTGTTGACCGTGGAGTACATCCCCTAATCCAAGACTGCTGGAAGTCATCAGCAAATATCGATGGACTTCCCTCAGCTAGAGATGAGATCGTTCCGGGTAAGCCTGATGACATCGCAACCAATCAAGATGCTCGTCGCCAGTGGCGCAAGGCCGCAGCTAAGGTTTACTTCCACAACGAGTCCCTTGAGAGCCAGCGCCTTCAACTATTGAAGACACTGTTCGTAGCGGACAAGATGAAGGAGAACGAGCGGATCTACTTTCCACAGCAGTTGGACTTTCGAGGGCGTGGATATCCACTGCCTTTATTCCTTAATCCACAAGGAAACTCTGTTTCAAAGGCTTTGTTAAAGTTCTCTCGTGGGAAGGAAATAACAAAGGCTAATCAGCTTGAAGCCTTGATGATCCACACGGCGAACAAGTGGGGACTTGATAAGAAGTCAAAGCGTGAACGCTTAAACTGGATCGAATCGAATACAGATCTTATTAAGTGTAGTGGAATTGATCCACAGCAATACACGCATTGGACCAAGGCTGACGATCCATTTGCGTTCGTGGCTGCTTGTGCAGAACTCACAGCATTCTGGAAGAAAGGCTTTGGATTCATGTCGCGCCTTCCAATTGGAATGGATGCAACAACCCAAGGATTACAGATCTATGCTTTACTTCTTAGGGATCCTATTGCGGCTGCGGCAACGAATGTTCTGCCTAGTCCTGTACCTGCGGACCCATATCAGGCTGTAGCTGATCGAGTCATTCTTGGTTTGATGCAATCCGATTCTCCCTATGCCAAGCCTCTGCTTGCCATGGGCATTGACCGGTCAACAACCAAGCGTCAGACCATGACTCTTCCCTACGGGCTGACACAGCATTCATGCATTGGCTACACACGCGAGTGGATTGATGCCAAGCTAAAGACAATGCCTAATCCGTTCGGCCTTGAGGTCTACAAGCCAGCCGCTTTCCTTGGTCGCCTCATCTGGAATTCAATGGGTGATGTAGTTGGCTCTGCTACCAGAGGAATGAAGTTCATTCGTGAGCTGATGGGAGCAATGGTTGATCAGGACATCACACCACGATGGATGACTCCTCTTGGTCTACCTGTTCGAATGCGTTACGAGAACTATGATTCAATCATGGTGTCTACGCGCATCGGAGCTAAGGCTAGGGTGTTGACCATTCGAGAAGAGAATGGAACACAGTCAAAGCGTAAGGCTCTCAACGGTGCAGCCCCGAACTATGTCCATAGTCTGGACGGCTTTGGTGGACTTCTGGGTGAGACTGCTAACCTTGCGAATGCATTGGGTGTGCAGGATCTAGGAGCAGTCCACGATCAACTGCTGTGCCTAGCCGCTGATGCGCCGGTCGTTGCATCTTGCGTCCGCAAAGCAACTGTGAATATCTTCAGTCGTGATCTGCTGGCTGAATTATATTCGCAGGTATTGACTATGATGCCTTCTTCTGGTAAAATGCCTATAATCCCAGAGTACGGATCTCTGGATATTACTGAGGTGTTGAATAGTGAGTACTACTTCAACTAATGGAGAACAACAATGAAGAAGCAGAACACCGTTCGTATTACCAGCCCTGCTGGTATCGCCGTCTACCCAAGGCTTGAGAAGGCTGACACTAAGTTCGATGCCAATGGAGTCTTCTCCGTTGACCTCGATCTCTCTGGTGCTGATGCCCAGCAGCTCATTGCTCAACTGACGAAGGTAGTTGATGCTGCCTACGCCACTGAGTGCAAGGAGAAGGGCAAGAAGGCTCTCAAGCGCGCTGATTCCCCTTGGAAGGAAGCTGAGGACGGCAAGACCCGCTTCAAGTTCAAGCTCAAGGCTAAGGGTGGAACTGGTGACAAGCAGTGGGATCAGAAGCCAGCCATCTTCGACGCTAAGGGCAACCCTGTTACCGATCTCTCGATTGGTAGTGGCTCAGTCATCAAGGTCGCCTTTGAAGCAGCCCCGTACTTCACCGCAATGGTGGGACACGGTCTTTCCCTGCGGCTCAAAGCTGTTCAAGTCCTCGAACTGCGTCAGTGGGTCGCTGGTGACAACTTTGATGCCTTCGGCTTCAAGGCTACCGATGGCTTCGTCAAGGAGCTAACGCCCTTGGTCGAGGCTGCTCAAACTTTCGACGAAGGAAACGACTTCTGAGAATCATCCTATGGGTCGAGCCAGTGGCAGCATCCCGTCCCCGTGTAATGCGGAATGGGCGGGTGTACTACCAGAAGCGATACGACTCATTCCGGCGACTCGCGTGGGCAGCCCTTGGAGAAATGAATCTCCCCAAGGGCTGCCCTGTATCAGGACCGCTTGAGGTCGAGATTACCTTCTTCTGCCGAACACCGAAGAATCCAAGCAACCCGTATCCCATAGGCGACATCGACAATTACCAGAAGGGCGCACTCGATGTACTGAATGAGTGGGCTTGGAAGGATGATGTTCAGATCTGTAGGATCATTGCTTCGAAAAAGTACTCGACTGAACCTCGCATTGAAGTGGAAATAAGGGAACACAATGTCGAACCAGTCAGAATTCGTAAAGCACGAACCGTGTCCTAGCTGCGGCAGCAAGAACAATCTTGCTCGCTACACCGATGGACACGGTTTTTGCTTTGGATGTAATCACCACGAAGCAGCCGAATCGAGTCTCACTACTGAGACTAAGCCAGCACGAAAGACGAACATGATCGATGTCACATTCTCCGCATTAAAGAAGCGCGGAATCAGTGAGGACACCTGTCGTATCTGGGGATACGGACTAGGAGACTTCTTTGGGCAGAATGTCCATGTAGCTCAGTACTACAAGGACGGCGTAATCATCGCGCAGAAGCTTCGCTTCCCCACAAAGGAATTCACAACGCTGGGAGACTTCAAGGAAGTCCCGTTGTACGGATCTCATCTGTGGCGTGATGGTGGCAAGATGGTCACGGTCACAGAGGGAGAGATCGATGCCCTCACAGTCTCTCAACTCTTTGGAAACAAGTGGCCTGTTGTCTCCATCCCTACTGGAGCAGCAGGAGCAGTTAAGTCATTCCAGAAGAACCTTGAATGGCTTGAGACATTCGACACCGTCAACATCCTGTTTGATGATGATGATGTAGGTAACAAGGCTGCTAGGGAGTGTGCTCTTCTCCTCACACCCGGCAAGGCCCGCATTGGCCGCGTACAGGGCTTCAAGGATGCCAACGAGGCTCACATGGCTGGGCAGGGTGCAAAGGTCGTAGACGCGGTCTACGGGGCCAAGGTGTACCGCCCTGATGGCGTTGTACTTGGCTCAGACCTGTGGGATGTAGTTATCGCTGAGGACACCACTGAGAGTGTTCCTTACCCATGGGTGCGGATCAACGAGAAGTTGATGGGCATCCGCAGGGGTGAACTGATCGTCATGACATCGGGAACAGGCATCGGTAAGTCCTCCGTATGTCGTGAACTGGTGTGCCATCTTGTGCGCTGTGGCAAGAAGGTTGGCGTACTCATGCTCGAAGAATCGGTGAAGAGGACTAGCCAGAACCTGATGGGCATCCATCTGAATTGTCCACCGTATTGGTGGAAGGAGCGTGGGATCAATGAAGAGCAGAAGCGAGAAGCTTTCGATGTCACTGTGGGTCAAGTTGTTCTGTTTGATCACTTTGGTTCTGTCGATCCTGAGAACCTATTGGCGCGGGTCAGATACATGACCAAGGCTCTGGGATGCGAGTATGTATTCCTCGATCACTTGAGCATTGTTGTGTCTGGTCTTGGTGATGGTGACGAGCGTCGATTGATCGACAACACCATGACTGCTCTGCGTTCGCTTGTTGAAGAGACACAGATTGCCTTGTTCGTTGTATCACATCTTCGCCGTCCTGCTGGAGAGCATGGGCATGAGCAGGGAGCACAGACATCCTTGTCTCAACTGCGGGGCTCACACTCAATCGCTCAACTTGCTGATGCAGTGATTGGCTTCGAGCGTGACCAACAGGATGCAGAAAACGGTAATCTATTAGTGCTTAGGGTTTTGAAGAACCGATACACAGGCGAGACTGGCTTGGCCGGTGGCTTGCGTTGGTATCGTGATTCAGGTCGCCTTGTCGAGATCGAAGAACTTCCAATCAACGGAGACATTCAGTGACCGCCATTCCCCCCAAGAAGAACCATCCGTGGCGCATGAACAGCCAGCAAAAAGCAGAAAAAATTGCAAAGCTTCGTGCAGAAGCACTGAAGAAGGAGCCAAAGAATGTTCGAACTGATCGACCTACTTCTAGTCTCTAGTGGTCCATACTCAGTTGGTGAGTCTGTGTCCGTTCCTCTTGTTGCCTATGCATCCCCTGCTGTTCGAATGAATGCAGCAGACATCATCATCAAATGGGACAACACTGTTCTTCGCTTCGATGGCATCGACAACTCAACCAATACTCTTCCTGCACTGATGTCGTTTCTCCCTGCCCCCAAGGGCTGGTATGGCGATCTCAGTGGAATCAATGAGGTCATTCCACCCGCTGATGGTGATGCTCTTTACTACTGGCTCTCACCTCTGTGCGGCTGCGCCACCATGGTCGATGGGTTTGACACCATGACGGTGTTCAAGTTCACCGTGCTTCAGCCGTTTGCCTCAACCTCTGTTGAGTTCATCCCTGCTCTTACCTATACCTCGTATCCAGAGGAAACGATTGTGTGGGGAAGCAATGTTGGTGGATGGCCTGTTACAGGTTTGACCACAAGCGCAACGATCACCGGCAGCGCGTTCGATATCGATGGTGATCTCTTTGTAGGCCCAATTGATTTGTCTCTGGTGCTCACACACTGGAATCAATTCGGCACTCAGTACTTGGCAGGAGTGTTGGGAAACTGGGGGCCATGCCGATGAAGCATATTGAAGAGAGGGATTTGGTTGCTTCGCAGAATGAAGAAGCACTGTTCGTGGACGGACACGACAACGCACTGATTGGTGTTGGTCAGCGTTGTGGCCAACTGGCACTAGCGGTCTATGACAACGCCCTAATCCGTGCGAATCTGATGAGCATGGGTATGGACGAAACCGATGCCATTGAGTACTTCGAATTCAATATCCTTGGAGGATGGTTGGGTGAGCACACTCCGATCTTCATGGAGCCATTGACATTGGTGGACGAGAAACAACTGATCCTTCGACTCCGTATGGAGAATGCAAGGCTCAAGTACAAACTTGCTGAATACGAGAACCGTGAGCACTGAACAAGACAAGTACTTGAACACATGGGCAGAGGTTGCCCAGCTGTGGAATGAACGAGAGAAAGAGAACATCAAGCCTGATCATGCCAAGGAAATAGGCAGACAGGCTTTACTCAAGCTAAGAACGCTGCTTGAGGATCAGGGTAGAACCCTAGAGGACATGGTGGACATATGAGATTATTCCTAGACATAGAAACCAACCCACTTGAAGATTGGCTCAACCTGACTGATCTCCAAACGCTTCACTGCATTGTTGTGAGCATCGATGGAGCAGAGCCAGTAATGGTTTCTCCAACGGAGTTCAAAGAACTAGCGGGTAAGGCAACTGAGTTGATCGGCCACAACATCATGGCTTTCGATCTGCCAGCCCTCACCAAGTTGATCGGCTTCACACCGAAGTGCAGGGTCATTGATACTTTGATTCTTTCCAGACTCAAGTATCCAGACCTACGCAACGATGACTTCGGTTCCTTGAATGCTGGCTTTCCAAAGGAGATGGTGGGCTCACACAGCCTCAAGGCTTGGGGTCACCGCTTGCGGATGCATAAGGGCGAGACTCCAAGCTTTACTGAGTTCTCTGCGGAGATGTTGGAGTACTGCAAGAGGGATGTGGAAGTCACTGCGTGTCTGTTTCACGATCTCGATCTCGACAGCATTGCTGAAGAGGCAGTAGAAGTTGAGCATGGCTTTGCCCAGATCATCAGAGTACAGGAGCGCATTGGCTTCCCCTTTGATGTTGCTGCTGCTGAGGTTCTTCATGCATCGCTGCTCAAGGAGAAGCTGGCAATTGAAGCACAGATGCATGAGATCTTCCCAGACAAGGTCATCAAGCGTGTTAGTGAGAAGACCGGTAAGGACATGAAGGACAAGATTGAGCAGTTCAATCCCGGCAGTAGGATGCAGATTGCTGATCGATTGATTGAGAAGTATGGATGGGTTCCAGAGGAGATGACACCAGATGGTCGTGCTCGTGTGGATGAAGCCGTACTGGCATCCCTCGACTACCCAGAAGCAAAGTTCCTCGTCAACTACCTGACTTGTATTAAGAGACTTGGTCAGCTGGCTGATGGGGACAACGCTTGGCTCAAGCTACAGAAGAACGGAAGACTGCATGGACGGGTTAATACCAACGGAGCAGTCACAGGGCGCTGCACCCACAGCTTCCCCAACATGGCTCAGGTTCCAACTGACCCTGCGTACCGCTCTCTATTCATTGCGGCTAAGGGCATGGTTCTCGTGGGTGTGGATGCTTCGGGTCTTGAGCTCCGTTGCCTTGCCCATTTCCTAGGTAAGTATGACGGTGCTGCCTACGCCAAGAAGATCCTGTCTTGTGACATTCACTGGGAGAACGCTAAGGCGTTCGGCTTGGCCCCACAGCAGACACAGGACAAAGCCAACCCAACGCACAAGACAGCCCGCAATCAGGCTAAGGGAGGCATCTACGCCCTTATCTACGGCGCTGGAGATCCCAAGCTAGGCATCGTTCTTGGTGGCGATCCAAAGAAGGGTAAGAAGAGCAGGGCTAACTTCTATGCGGCTGTCCCTGCATTCCAGAAGCTCAAGGATGATGTTGAGCGTGTTGTTGCTACGAAGGGGAAGCTCAAGGGCATCGATGGACGGCCTCTCATCATTCGTAGTGCTCATGCAGCGTTGAACACGCTTCTTCAGAGTGCTGGTGCTGTGGTGATGAAGAAGGCTTGCATCATTGCCCACAAGGAGTATGCCGAACGCAACATCTTGGTGCAGCAGGTGGCATCAGTCCACGATGAGTATCAACTGATGTGTTCTTCTTCCAATGCTGATGAGGCTGGTAGGATCATGGTGAAGGCAATCCAGAAGGCAGGAGCTGAGTACGGATTCCGATGTCCCCTCGATGGCGAATATCGCGTTGGGAAGAACTGGGCGGAAACTCACTAATGAATGAACCTGACAACGCCGCACATCTTGAACTGGTGTCCACCGAAGATCTACTGAGCGAATTGCAGAAGCGATTCGATGCCATGTTCTTTATTGGCTACCAAAGTACAACCACTGTTCGAGATGATTATCGATGTGCAACTAACGCTCCCATCCATGAGATCTACGGGCTACTCGAAATGGCTAAGAAACTAGCGGAGGCAAACTTTGAAGATTGACTTACTTCCTCAATCCTTTGATGAGGTTCATATCGATGGCGATATCCTGATTTACGGCATCTGCTCGTCGTGTGAGTACTGTGCTCGATTTGATGATGATCTAGACATTGTGTTCTGCAACATCAACGAGGCTTTGAGCATGGCTAAGAACACCATGGATAAGTACAAGGCTATGACCAAAGGCAGTCTTACTTTGTACTTCACGGGATCAGGTAACTACCGTAAGGAGATTTACCCCCAGTACAAAGCTCATCGGAAGAAGGTCCGTAAGCCAGCGGGTTACAAGGCTCTCAGGGATCTTCTGTATGGAACCTACGCCTGTGTGATCGAGGAACGCCTCGAAGCTGATGATCTCATTGGGATCATGCATACACGGGCGCAGAAGAAGGGACACTCATCCCTCAGCATCTCCATCGACAAGGACTTCAAGACCATTCCGGGATGGTTGTTCAACCCAGACACTGAAGCCTTTAGTCTCATTACTGAGACTGAGGCTACAAAGTACTGGCTCATGCAGACTCTTATCGGGGACAAGACCGATGGCTACCCCGGACTAGAGGGTGTTGGTCCTGTTACTGCTGAGAAGCTTCTGACTAAGCACGGAGTCAGCTGGAAGACCGTAGAGGACGCTTACACCACAGCCGGATACACAGCAGAGTTTGCTCTCATTCAAGCACAGATGGCTCGTATTCTGCATGATGGCGAATACAATTTTGACACAAAGGAAGTCAAGCTATGGCAACCACCCGCGAACAACTGATGGAAATCCACGGTCAACTCTGCGAAGAAGCCCGTAACCTTAGCCGCCGAAAGAACCACGACTACAGCGGTGGGCAGGACACAAACAACGCCTTTATGAACTTTCAGAAGTGTGAGGAGTTGAATCTCTGTAAGGCAGAAACTGGAATCCTTGTTCGCATGAGCGACAAGATCTCTCGTCTGCACACCCTTGCTGATTCAAGCCTGAAGTTTGAAGTAGCCGATGAGAAGGTTCTCGATACGGTGCTTGATTTGATCAACTACTCAGTGATCTTCTACGCCATGCACAAGGACCGCAAGGAATCTGAGGTACTCCTTTAATGGATGGATTTAAGGACCAAGAATTTCCACATATTGACATAGATCTTTTGACGCATCTTGAGCGGGTAATTCCAGAGATGTGTCCTGATCTACAGCAGTCTGATCGTGAAATCTTCCACTACGCAGGGCGGCGGTCCCTTGTCCGAATGCTACGCCAAATCTTTAACGAACAGAATGAGGTGTCTTAATGTGCTTAGGTGGTAAAAACTACACCGCTCCCCAGCAGCCACAGGTGATGCTTCCTCCCGCTCCGCAGATCTCAATTGCTCCTTCGATGTTGCAGAGCACTCCTGCTCCCGCTGGTGGAAGTTCAATGACCAACTACCAGAAGAAGGGTAAGCGGTCTTTGACCATTCCTCAGACTTCAGTCAATGTTCCGGGAGCATAAAATGATCACTGCAAAGTCAAGGTACATGAAGCTTGAGTCAGAGCGTGATTCATATCTGTTACGCGCTCGTGACTGTGCTCGTCTTACTCTTCCTCACTTGATGACGGATGCTGGGGACAACTCTGCACAGAGGCTCCCTACTCCATATCAATCCGTGGGTGCGCGTGGCGTTAACAACCTCGCATCCGCTCTCCTGCTGTCGCTACTTCCCCCCAACGCACCTTTCTTCCGATTCGTCCTTGATTCCAAGGCACAGAACAAGCTTCAGGCGCTTTCGCCGAATGCCAAGGGGGAAGTAGAGACAAGTCTTTCGGAGATGGAGCGGCGGATCCAGAAGGAAATTGAGGGACTGGGCATCCGTAGTGCCTTGTTTGAGGCTCTTAAGCAACTGATTGTTTGTGGTTCGGTAGTCATCTACTTCCCAGACAACGGCCCAATGCGTGTGCTTAAGCTTGATCGATTTGTGGTCAAGCGGGATCCCATGGGTCATGCAAAGATGATCATCATCAAGGAGAGCGTGGATCCATCTGTTCTCCCTGATGAAATTCAGCCCTTTGTACGAGCCACTATGGAAGGACATTCAGGTGATGTAGACATCTACACCTGCTGCCACCAAATTGAAGGTGGAAAAATAGAGGTGTACCAAGAGGTAGCTGGCGAGATCATCCCAGACTCTTACGGCCTGTATTCGGCAGAACAATCGCCCTTCCTAGCTCTCCGTATGAATCGCGTGGACGGAGAAGACTATGGTCGGTCTTATGTCGAACAGTACCTTGGAGATCTGATCTCTCTGGAAAGCCTGTCAAAGAGCATTGTGGAGGCAGCAGCGGCTTGCACCAAGCTTCTCTTCCTTGTCAATCCAACTGGAACGACTCGGGCGAAGACTCTTGCACAAGCACCCAACGGGGCTATTCGCGAAGGTAATGCGGCAGATGTGACCGTTCTTCAAGCCAATAAGGGAGGTGATCTACAAGTCGCGCTTCAGACCATGGGAATGATCAACGAGCGCCTCAGCTATGCGTTCTTGCTTACGGAAGCAACGATCCGCAACGCAGAGCGAGTAACAGCGGAAGAAGTCCGTCTGGTTACTCAAAGCATTGAGCGACAACTTGGAGGCATCTACTCCATTCTTTCCCAAGAGTTTCAGCTTCCTCTTGTTGCCCGTATCATCGACCGCTTGACCAAGGCGAAGAAGATGCCGAAGCTGCCTAAGGATTTCGTGACTCCTACCATCGTCACTGGAATCGATGCTCTTGGTCGTGGAAACGATTTGAATCGTCTTGATGTATACCTACAGGGAATCGGTCAAATCCTTGGTCCTCAGATGATTCAGCAGTATATTGATGTACGCGAGTATCTCAATCGCCGTGCAGCCTCGCTCGGAATTGAAACAGCGGGACTTGTGAAGTCCGAAGAGCAGATCTCTGCTGAACAGCAACAAGCAGCCCAAGCCCAGATGCTTGCTCAACATGGCAATCAAGCGATTGCTAGTGGAAGCCAGCTCATGGAAGCGAACATGAAGAGTCAGCCACAATGAACACCGAAACAACAATCATCCCAGACCAGCCAGTAGATCACGCAATGGAAGCCGCAATCAAGGCTCAGAACGCTCCTGCTACTTCTGATGCGCCAGCACCCGCAGCGCGTCCCCAGTGGCTCCCAGAGAAGTTCTCGTCTCCAGAAGACCTCTCTAAGGCCTACTCTGAATTGGAGAAGCGCTTCTCTGATCCGAAGGCTAAGGGAGCCGGAAAGATCGAGCCTCCTTCAGCCCTCAATCTTGATGCTTATGCACAGGAGTACTCCAACAACGGAGAACTCAGCCCAGAGAGCATTGCCAATCTGGTCAAGTCAGGCATCCCCGAACCCATCATCCGCAATTACCTAGAGGGAATCACCGCTCTCAGTGATGCACAGACCGCCCAGATTCATGGGATTGTCGGTGGCGAGACTCAGTACAACTCAATGCTTGGGTGGGCAACGGATAATCTTGAGGACACGGAGATTGCGGAGTTCAACACGATCATGGATTCGGGAAACACAAGCTCTATGAAAATGGCTGTTAAGGGGCTTCAAGCCCGCTTTGTGCAGTCTGGTCCCCCTTCTTCTCGTTTGATTCAGGGTGATGTCACTGGTAACTCATCAGGGTCGTATCGAAGCATTGCAGAGGTGACCGCAGCCATGCGTGATCCGCGCTACGCAAAGGACTCTGCATATCGGGCTGAAGTGGAAAGCCGTCTTCGTGGCAGCAGCGTCATGGGTATCAACAACCGCTAAGGAACAAACATGAAATCTTGGAAAACCTCTCTCACTGGTATTGCTGCAATTCTTACCGCTGTTGGCGCTGCAATCATGGCGCTCATGGACAACGATCCAGCAACTGTTATTGATGTCGCTGCAACCGCAGCCGCAATCATGGCTGGCGTAGGTCTGATCTTTGCCCGTGACAACAATGTCAGCAGCGAAGCAGCTGGAGCAAAATGAATGCAGTCATCACGGCACTTCTCACTGCTATTCTTGAAACCCTTGTTCGGATGTATCAGTTCTCACGGTCAGCAGTGGATGCCACCTCGTATCCTGCTCGTATGCGCGCTGTCGGTTCTCGGGTGCGTACTTGGGTGCAGCAGAGCCGTGCTAATTCCGGAGTCAAGCCCGATCCGAATCGGCCCCGATTGCCAGACAAGGATCTACCTTCTGGTGGAGGGTGAGTGGGTCTTGTCTAAGAACAAGGCGACCATTCCAGAGGGCTGGTACTGCATTCCCCCCGGCTTTGTTGATACACCTGAATCTAAGGAAGTTCCTTCTTCTTGATCAAAGGAACGGGAAGCGAATTGTGGCCCCATGCGTGGGACAACCTCGATGTTGTGTCCATACGGATCAAGTTCTCTTTTTAAAACTTTGCATAGGTAGTAATTTTCATGGCTATTCAACCTACTCCGTCGCGTGCGGGACAAAATCAGCTTGCTGGAGAAACGACTGAACTCTTCCTGAAGGTATTCAGTGGCGAAATCGTCACCACCTTTGAGGAAACCAATCTCATGATGCCTCTCCACCGTGTTCGCACGATTGGCAGTGGCAAGAGTGCTCAGTTCCCTGTTACTGGTGTGGCTTCTGCTAAGTACCATGTTGCTGGCGAGTCGCTGCTTGCTACTGGTGGCACTCCCGGTTTCGGAAGCACTACTTCTGGCAACTCAACCGCAGGAAACATGACGGTTACTTACGACGGCGGCGCGCCTAAGTACGGAACCAAGTTTGCACACAGCGAGAAGACCATCGCCATCGATGACTTCCTTGTTGCGTCTACCTTCGTTCCTGACATCGATCAGATGATGAATCACTACGATGTTCGCTCGATCTACTCGACCGAAATGGGTCGTGCTCTTGCGTACACGGCTGACAAGAACTTGATCCGTACCGTTATCTCGGGCGCACGAGCCGCTACGGATCGCTTTGGTGGAACTTCGGCTAATTACCTTGGTTCGCAGATCACCATTTCCGCTGATGCCAGCGTTTCGTATGACGAGCTTCTGGCTGGTATCTTCAGTACTGCTCAGAAGATGGACGAGAAGAATGTCCCAATTGAGGGACGAGTCTGTATTCTTCCTCCCGCCAACTACTACAAGCTTGTTCAAGGTGATGGCGCAAAGATGGCCATCAACAAGGACTGGGGAGGCAACGGTAACTACGGCAAGGGAACCATCATTGAGGTTGCTGGAATCAAGATTCTGAAGTCGAATCACATTCCAACTACCAACGAAGCCACTCCTGTTCTTCCGTTCCAAGATGCAGGTATTAAGAACGACATCTTCGGAGCCAACGGCGTTGGCTACGGTGGTCCTAGCTTCTTGCTGACTCAGGGCCTTGCTTTCCAGACCGAAGGCATTGGTACGGTCAAGCTTCAGGACATCTCTGTGATGACCGATTACATCACGGAGCGTCTCGGTACGCTCATGCTGGCTAAGTACGCAATGGGTCACGGAGTTCTCCGCAACGAGTGCTGCTTCGAATTCCTGTCCACCTAAGTAATCCACTTGGCATTCATCTTTACTACAACCTAAGGGTGGTGGGCTCCGAAAGGAGTCCACCACCTATTTATTGAGGTTCACCATGCTTAACAAAACAACAAAGCTTCAGGCAGTCAACACCATGCTGTCGGTCATTGGTGAACCGCCGATCAACACCTTGAGTTCACAGAGAGCAGACAGCGTCCTCTCTGTGCAGATCCTTGATGAGATCTCCCGTGAGATTCAGTCATACGGATGGCACTTCAACATCGAAGACGGTGTAATTCTTACTCCTGACTCAGCAGGAAACATTTACATCGCCGATAATGTTGCTCGTGTAGATCTTGATCCAAATCAATACACAGAACTGGACATTGTTCTTCGAGGCAACCGCCTGTACGAGAAGGTGTCCAATTCGTATGTGTTCACCACAGAGATCATGATTACTCGCATTGTCATGCTGGACTTTGAAGAGCTTCCTGAGCCAGCGCGTCGTTACATCATGATCCGTGCAGCCCGTATCTTCGGTGATCGAATGATCGGCTCAGAGAAGCACCATATGTTTACTGGTCAGGACGAGATTGTTGCCATGGCAAAGATGAGCGAGTACGAGACAGAGACTGGTGACTACTCGATCTTTGACAGCTACGGCCCAGCAAGCGTCATCAACCGTAACTCTTCCTACAGGACTTACTGATGGCTACTAGATCGGCATCTTCCAACCTCACGCTCTCTATTCCAAACCTCAATGGAGGAGTGAGCCAACAAGCCGCACCTGTTCGTTCTTCTACTCAGTGTGAGGTGATGGAGAATGCCCTTCCTAGCCCCGTGGAGGGATTGACCAAGCGTCACCCTACTCAGAGGGTTACAGAGATCCGAAAGGCTTCTACGGCCATCTACAGCGGTGTAACGGAAACCTCAATTAAGCCGCACCTGATTACGAGAGATCAGACAGAGAAGTACTTCGTCTTCATCAATCCAGCGGCTTCGTCAGCGACAAGTCTTATTGAGGTCTATGACCTTGCTGGGACTAAGAAGACAGTGAACTACGAAGCCACTGCTCAGGACTACCTGATCAATGCCACTCGCAGCACCTTGAAGTTGCTGACGGTTGCGGATGTGACCTTTGTAGTCAACACAGCCAAAGTCACAGCTCTTGATACAGCTACGACAACGGCAATCAACTACAAGAGAATTGCTCTTGTGTACATCAAGCAATCGAATAGCAACAGAGACACATCGATCACGGTCAGTGATACCAACGGGGCAAACTCGCTAACAGTCACTCATTCCACAGCAGCCACCAACTTAGGAACCGACCATGTAGCTACGGCTTTGGCTGCATCGCTAAACGCGCAGAATCCGGGAGGAGCGAGTGCTTACACGGCTGTAGCTTCTGACAGCGTGATCAAGATCACTAGAGGAAGTGACTTCAACATTACCGCAGACGATGACTTTGGTGGACAAGGTGCTTACCTGATCCGCAACAGCGTCCAACGGTTTGAAGATCTGCCACAAGCATCTCCACAAGGCCACATCGTCAAGGTTGCTGGTGTTCCAGAATCAAGTATCGACGATTACTATGTGAAGTTTGAGACTGTCGATGCCACCGGCTTCACCAAGGGCATCTGGCGAGAGACTGTGGCTCCAGCCATTAAGTATGCGTTTAACTACGCAACGATGCCCCACATTCTGATTCGTCAGTCTGACGGAACCTTCCTGTTCAAGATGGCAAATGGAACTACACCCGGAGGACTGATCCCAGCAGGAGCTGATTACAGCGCCTACCAGTGGGCTACTCGCAAGGCTGGTGATGATGCCACCAATTCTTCTCCTACCTTTGTAGGGATGACCATCTCCAACATTGTCTTGTTCAAGAACAGGCTTGGAGTAACGAGCGAAGAGAACATCATCCTGAGCGAAGTGTCGGAGTTCTTTAACTTCTGGCGCACAACCGTGCTTGATCTTCCTGATGGAGATCCGATTGACATTGCTTCTAGCAATTCAAAGATTGGAAAGATCAACTCTGGATTGGTGTTCAACACGGAACTCATCCTGTTTACCGACAGCAGTCAGCTGGCTATGCGTGGAGGAGAAATCCTTAGTGCAAAGTCTGTGGCTCTTCTTCCTGTTGGTGACTACGAGAACTACTCAGACATCCAGCCCACCTCATCGGGACTGTCTGTCTACTTCCCCTACAACCGTGGAGGAGGGTTTGCGGGTATCCGTGAGCTTGTTCCACAGGCCAACATTGACGGATACTACGATGTCAACACGCTGACTGATGTCGTTCCAAGCTACATATCATCGAAACCTGTACACATTGCCGCCTCTGCTCAGGAGGAGATGCTGGCTGTTGTGTCTAACGGTGATCTGTACCTCTACAAGTATCTGAAGGGGCAGCAAGGCTTGCTTCAGGCATCGTGGTTCAAGTACAACTTCCCCGACAACTCGACCTCTGGATTTGCCAAGGTCATCTGGGCTGAGTTCGTCTACACGGAACTTTATGTTCTAGTTCTTAGAAGCAACTCTGCAAACCCAGTTCTAGAGAAGATTCGATTGGGTGTTGATCTCAATGATTCCGATACTGTGGCGGGATCAAATTGGACCGCCAATCTAGATGCTCGTGTGTACTACACAACGGGAACCTACAACTCCACCACTGGGTTGACCACTTGGAATCTTGCCAAGCCCTATTCGTATGTAGCAGGTAAGACAGCGGTGTACACCACTAACGGGTTGTCGCTCACTGTGGTGTCTGGTACGAGCTACAACCAAGGATCAGATGCTGTTGGAACTGTGGCTGTTCGTGGTGACTACAGTGCTACGCCTGTTTGGGTGGGCTACCGCTACACGATGAAGTTTCAGTTCTCTGAGTTCTGGTTGCTTGGTCCTGCTGGCCGGGGTGAGGCTGCTTTGCAGACTGGTCGCTACACACTGAAGAACATCAGTCTTCTGTTTGCGGACACAGCCTATTTCAGGCTTGAGGTGGTCACAGGTGCTGAAAATACATACACCTACGACTACTCTGGAACAGTGCTAGCCACTTCCGTTTTGAATCAAATCTATTTGAACAGCGGAACATACCGAATTCCAGTCTATGGGCGCAACACCAGCACTCGTATTACGATCACCAATGATTCTGCTTTGCCCAGCAAGTTCATTAGTGCTGAAGTAGAAGGTGACTACACCAGTCGAGCATCGAGGTTTGGATGATTGAAGTAATGCCATCACGGTACGCAGATCCCGTCAAATTGTGGAAACATCTCCGTAAGGCAGATGTGGATGAGATTACTGCCGCTAGCGGTATGCATCCCCTCGATGCTTTAATGATGGGATACGAAGAATCAGATGAGTGCTACACGATTTGGGCAGATGGGGAGCGTCTAGGGATGTTTGGTGTAGCCCAAGAAACAATAAACCCATCTATTGGTCGTGTATGGCTTTTGGGAACTGATGGGATTCTCAAACATAAATTTGACTTTCTAAGGAAGTCACTTGTGTGGCGTGAGGAACTCCATCACCGATTTCCCGTCCTCTACAACAACATCGATGCTCGCAACGAAGTCCACATCAAGTGGCTTCAGTGGCTTGATTTCTCGTTCATCAGCACCATGGAAAACTACGGCTATGAAGGCCGTCCGTTCTACCAATTCGTGAGGCTTCACAATGTGTAACCCAATGGCAGTAGGACTTGCTGTTAGCGCGGCTTCGGCGGCTGCAAATTCTGCGGCTCAGTCTTCGGCTGCAAGCAAGCAGAACAAGTATCGAACTGCAATGGGAGAAGCTGCGGATAAGACTTATGCTCAGACTGTTGAGAGCGTCCGCAACGATGTAGGGCTGCAAGTGGATGCTCTGGTTGCACAGCGGATTCAGAACATTGACTCGCAGAAGGTGGAACTACAGAACATCACTCGTGAAGCACGATCTAACTCCTCCACCATGAGTGCATACGCTGCTAATCAAGGTGTAGAAGGACGAAGCATTGATATGGTTCACCAGCAGTTTGAGGCAGATAGCCTTAACTTTGTTTCTGCTGCTTCCCGAAACATTAGCAACTACACCGCCCAGCTCAATCGAGAAGCTCAGTCCATCTACGCTCGTGGACAATCAATTATCAATCAGGGCTACCCTGCTCCGTTGCCTCCACCTGCCTCTGTCAACTATGGACTCATTGCGGTCAACGCTGCTACGGCTGGCTTGAATGCTGGCCTTGCATCGAACTCTGCCTTCAATAGTCCTAATGTTGGAACACCTAATATTGGAACAACAACCTAATGGCTAAACAACGCCCCACCCTTGGCACATTTGCCCAGCCTGTCTCCACGCTTGTTACTCCAGTTAATGCAGAGAAGACAGTCACTCCACTGGACGAGAAGGCAATCAGGGACACCTACGCCTTTGCTGAATCGTTTGGAGAACTCAGCCAGTCGATGGTGAAGGTAGCCAGCACGATCAAGAACGACTTGAATGCAGAGAACTTCCAAGAGGGTGTACGCAAGGTCAATGAAAGCCGCTCTACCTATAAGGCTCTAGTTGAGACTGGACAGATTCAGCCAAACGAGAATCCATGGCTGACTGTGGGAGCACAGAAGGCATCGGGTGTCCTCGAAGCATCAAAGGCTGAAATTGAACTCCGTGAGAAGTACAACCAAGATGTTGCCAACAACCCAGATCTTCTGAGAGACAGCAATTACTTTGACACCCTTGTGTCTTCATTTGTACAGAACAAGACACAGCAAATTGGTGGAGCACCTTATCTGAGTGACTCGTTCTACGAGAACTTCAACCCATCGATGATCAAGCTGGCTGCTGAGAACTCGACCAATGTAGGCAAGTACAAGACGCAGAAGATCATTGATTCGATACAGGTTCAGGTCAACGAGGTTCTCAAGGGAATTGCAAGCAAGTTCACTGAGCCAAGGCCAGTAGGTGGAGGCGTAAAGGATGAGGGATTCCTTGGTGTAATGTATGACCCTCAGGGAAACGCGGTTACTGAGAAATCAGTCACATTCGAAACGGGAACTGCAAATGAAATTTCCATGCCCATGCTTGTTCCGGGATTGAGCTTGGAGGGACAAGAAGCGATTGTCAGCAACAATGCTTCATATGCTGATCTGAGCGCGAAAGATCGCGAAGTCATCTATAAACACGCTAAGAAACGCATTGCGGAAAACAAGAGCCCTTTCTATGGTCCTGAGGATAGGTTGCAGGAGAACTTGCTTCCCGCTCTTCAGACTTACATGGATGAGCAGGGGAAGAACATGGGATATCCGCGCATTGCAAACCTTGCGGTGGCTGGATTCCTAATTGAGGCTATGAAGTCTGGTTCGCAGACCTATGACGCTGAGGTAATCCTGAATAGTCTGAAAGCAGGAACTGGAAGACTTTCAGATACAGCTGAAGTGAAGACCATGCTTGCAACGGCTGAGGCTGACATTGGGAAGAATCGCTTTAGTATTGAGCTGGGCCGTCAAAAGGATTTGATTGGTCGCTTCATTACTCAAGCTTCAGGTGCTATTGAAAACGAAGCCTTCAACAAAACTTCCACCAATGTTGCAGGTCAATACGAAGATGCGTGGAATACTGATATTGCTCCTCAGCTGCGAAACATGGACTCAATGCAACGAGCGGAGGCTTACGACAAGTTTCAAAGTGCTGTTGTGTCATCGCGTCGGCGCGGAGAAACTAAAGTTAGTGACGCAGAAGTGAGAAGCGTCGAAAAGGTTCTAGCTGAAGATATTAATAAGAGCTTTCAGGCGGGGATTCTACTGGACTGGAATGCTCTTAATAATCGATCAACTGAGCTTGTGAACTTGACTGGAAATACCCTAGACAGTGAACAGGGGAAGCAGTTGCGGAAGGCTTCACAACGAGTTGTAAACAACGCACTCGAAAAAACCAAAGACTTTCTCATTGGCCAACTGAACACTAAAATGGGCCGTAATTCTATTGCTTCGTTTGAAGCAGAGCCCGGAGATACGCCTGAAATTACTAAAGCCAAATCAGAATCCAAGATGCTGTTTCGGCTTAATGAGCTGCAAGCATCCATTCATTTTGATTTGAATGAACGACTTGTTCCGTATCGAGGAATTGCAGTCAGTGGAATTTCAGTTGATGTAGAGAAGGGCGTTCGTCCTGAGCTTGTTGACCTGATCTATATGTACAACAACAGCGCAGGAGGCCGTTCTGATGTCTCTAAGTTGCTGGGTACTGGAGATGCAGGACAGCGCACTCTTAGGTTTCTTCAGATGACGCATAACAACATGGGCAGCGGAATGGCGCTTGCAGATGCTGTTCGTGATTCCGCACAAGCTTTGAATATGGACACGGCTAAGTCCTCATTGGCCTTGCTGGATGTAAGCCCCAACGGCGCACAAATGAAAGAGTTTGAGACAGCTAGAGAAGCCGCAGGTAGGCAATTCCACGATTCGTGGTTTCCCCTTGGTTTCTTTGATTATCAATTTAACGCAGACTCATCTCTGGCTCTAAAGACCATGTTTGATCGTGGCTTCATTGCGGAAATGAACAAAAGCGGATCGTTTGATGCTGCTCTTGAGGCTGGAGCAACAGCTGTATCGGAAGATCTGATGATTGTTGGTCCTAATCTACGAGGAGGAAAGTCAGGAGTTCTTCCACGAAAACCTCTTTCTGATGCTGGGGTTAGTCCCGATTACATCCAAGCTTTTACAAATGTGATGTTTGAATCATCGAGAGGAAAGGGAGGCATTCCTGTTAAGGGGGATATCAACATTCCTTTGGTTTGGGTGGGAGATGGTGCAGATGGTGCGCCTCTGTTTGCATTCCGTGATACAGAAGGAAGGGCTGTGATGGATCGCTACTTCACTGTTACCGATTTGGTAGCACGACAACGAGGACCAAACAGCGAGGCTCCAATGCGCGAACGAGTCATTAAAGAATTGGACCGCAAACTCCAAGAGCGTGAGCGTGGTGAGCAACCCGGATTTAACCCATACATTTACTCAGGATTCCGATGAGTACCTTTCAACCAAGCCGTCCGTTCTTTGATGAGCGCACACTCAGTCTGCCTACAGCTGAAGATCTGATGACATCAACGGAACGCATGGCGTACCGTAAAACTCAGTTGGATCATCCTTCAGTAGATGCAGAAACACAGGCTCTGGCTAAGACATTTGGTCCCTTTGCGACAGGACTCATTAGCTCGTTTGCTGGAACTGCTACCGCTGCTGCAAACCTCTTTGTTGAGCGGTACACATCAGATGATCCTGCTTACACCACTCCACTAAACTATGAGCCAAAGCCGCAGAGGGAGCGAGAGCTGGCCATGCCGGGAATGGGTATTGACCCAATGTCGATTGGGCATGACTACCTTCCCAGTATGCAGAACAACCTTGAGGGGTTGACTGAAGACATTATGATGGTTCGTCCTGAAGAGCGACCGTGGCTGATGTCTTCTGGAAGCTATGGAGAATTCAAAGACAGGCTTGACCGCATTCGTATGGCTTCGCCTGAGTTTGCTGCACAAGGGTCTACTGGGGGAAAGACGGTTGGGTTTGTTGCAGATACTGCTTCTGTGATTCTCCTTGGCCTTGCTGCGGAACCTGTAGCCATGAGTGGCCTCCATGCAATGTTTATTCAGAACGGAACTCGAATTGGTCAGTTGGCAACCACTGCTCGATTTGGTTCACTGACTCTCATTGCACAAGATGCTGCTGAAGCTGCTTCTGCCTTGAGTAGGCTTTCTGGAATCGGGCGATACGCTGCTCTTGGAGTCGCTGAAGAGTTCGCCATCAAGACATCCAAATACATTGTTGATCCAAGCTTCCACCCAGACACTCAACACATTGCGTTTGACTTTGCGTTGGCTGCTGGACTGGGTGGATCCATTGGATCCTTTGCTGGTCGTGCCTACGCTACTGGGCAAATTCAGAGGTACGCCAATCGATATCTGCATCAAGCAGCCATTGGTGGAAACACCCATCTGACGATGCACTCACCCTTTGCCTTTGTGTCTACAGCAGCGGCTGACAACACGCTTCTTGGAGGCGTAAATCAACCAGTAGGTCAGGCCGTGGATAACATTGCAGATGCAGCGTTTGCAACGCATAGTCGAACTGGTCTGGAGTTTGCTCCCGGTACTCAAGAGATCCCTCTTACAGGGAATGTCTTGCAGGATGCAGGAACAATAAACCGCTCTGAAGATGTCGGTGCTTCTTTGATTGAGGGCGTGTACCGTCCTGCTGGAACCAGCCCTACTTCTTTCACACCCGGAAACTCTGACTTCATTGGCACAGTTCTAAACGGGGGCTCAGGACTTCCTAAAGCCCGTCGCGGGCAAAGCCTTCGTCCTCAACCAGAAAGCGTTGTTCTTTCCAACCGACGATCCTCAGGTAACGCAAGTGACCTAACACAGAATCGACTTCGTGAAGGCGGCTCGCCGAGCACAGGAATTGAGATTGAATTTGCTTCTGATAATCTTCACGGCACTACTGTCAACAACACTGCCGCAGGAGCTGTTCGTTCTGCCACAGGAGAAGTTGCTTTCCAATATGGTGGCAACTGGAGAACACTTCGGGACTCCATGCGTAGCGTCACAGTTACCGTAGAAGCGTCAGCCGCTGAAGCAGAGAATGTCCGTGGAATGCTGGGTTCTCGTGGATGGAATGCCAAGAAACTGGCAGACGGATCTGTTGTGTACACCCCACCCGGAGCAGCACGATTTACTCGTCCGGGTGCTGGCTTTAGTACAGCAGTAACTGGCCTTCAATCATCGATCCTCAACATTGTTGCTGAGATCACTCGTCGTGGCGGTGTTGTTAATCAAGACACTGCTCGTATGATTGGACGAGCTCTGTACGCAGCCCACCAAGACAAGTTGACGGCTGGATCCTTTGAGAATCGCGTGTGGGGCCTTGTGTCTGGCTTTCTAGATGAGGGTGTTGCCCAACGAATCGCTGCTGCGCGTAAAGCGGGAAATGTCGTTCCTGTTAAGCAACTGACCACAGAGTTTGATGAGCTGGTTAACCGAACTGAGCACATCGATGGACTGTGGGAGCATTTCAATAATGCTGTTAGCTCGTCTAATCTTGCCAACCCATCACAATCATCTTTGATTCTTCAGGTTGCGAACGAGGTTCGTCGGCGCGGTGGTGATGTGACACGCGAGCAGTTTGGGCAGATCATTGATGATCTTCATCAGCTCATGACCAACCCTCCACGGCGTATAAATGCTCGTGGAGCGACAACACTGCGTTCCCAAGAGCGTCTCAATCGTGTTGCAGAGATCATCAATAGCCGTGTTCCTGAAGCTGGTAGACGAGTCCATGTATCCACATCCCTACGAAATAGTGTTCGTGAATTTGCTAACCACCTTGAAGTAACTCGAAATGGACAACGACTTGCAGAAGATGCACGACTTGCAGGAGGCGCACCCGCTGTTCCTGTCGCCCCCTCAGCTCTCCCTCAAGAACTGGAAGCACTTGAAGCAGCGGCTGAAGCCGAAGCTGCTGCGGCTGCTGGGGGCGTTGTCCCTCCTGCTGGCGGTGGTGGTGCTGCCCCTCCTGCTGCTGGTGGCCTCGGCGGTGGGGGCGGTGGTGGCTCTGGCGCGGGGTCTGGTGGGGCTGGCGGCGGAGGTGCTGGCGGTGGTGGTGCTGTCCCTCCTGCTGGGGGTGGCGCTGGTGCGGTTCCTCCTGCTGCGGCTACTCCCGCTACAACAAATTCCCTGACTGGCGCGACTCTGATGAACGCAGAGACTCCGCAACTGGATCGATATGACACGCTTGGTGTCTTCCAACGCTTCTTCAATCAGGCTGCTGTTGTCTTGCGCGTGAATAACCCCGCAGCACGAATGGCAATGCTGTTGGCCTTTAACGCACGACGAGCAATGGCAACTCCGGGTGGCCAAAATGTTGCACAGGCGCGAACAGTGTTTGAGCACACCACTTATGAGATGACCGGCCACATTGCACAGGGTGTTACTAGTTGGCGCAACGGCTATGTTCGCTATGCCCTCAATCGAGGACAAGGCGAAGCCATCTCTTTCATGGATGGTGTGCGTACAGGGTTTGGACGAGGAGCACGGGCTCGTATTGACGAGTTCAACACAGCAGTAGTAGAACAACTACGAACAGGAGCTTTTAATCACGCCAACGATGGTGTGAATGCTGCTGCTCGTGATATGCGGCGAGTCCTTCAAGAGATCCATAACACAGCAGCTACTGCTGGTGTTGCAGGATTCGAGAATGGAGCCATTGTTGATTACCTGCCGCGTCTGTGGCGTTGGGATCGCATTGCTCGTCTTGGTAGCACTCCAGCAGGTAGGCAATCACTCATTTCATTGCTTGAAACTGCTTTGAATGTCAACGGTGGAACACGGCAGATCATCGTCAATGGTGTTGCTACAGATCTTCCTGACATTCCACAAGCCGCTGTTGTCCTTGCAAATCGGCTTATCAACTTGTCACAACACGCTGATCTGGCTCCAGTTCTCGATATTGATGTGCAACTCAGCCAAGCATTGCAGACCCTGCTAGCACCCTTGGCTGGAGCGGGAGCATCAAGGACTCCATTCGGACGAGCCCGCATCATCATGAATGAGACAGCGGATCTTGTCACGGCAGTAGATCACTTGAACACTGGTCGAAACGGAATAGGTATTGCTGATCTGACGATGAACGACATTCCATCGATCCTTCAGAGGTACTCCACATCTGTGTATGGAGCCATTGGTGAGCGTCGATTGCTTACTGGATTTAACGAGCAACTTGCTCACTTTAGAATCCTAGATAATCTGGGCAACCCAGTTCAAGTGAACAGTGTTGATGAGATGTACTCCACGATTAATCACATCGGGAATATGTCAGCAACCTTTGGCGGATCGATGGATGTGCAGACAATGGATTCTTTGAAAGAAGTAATTGCTGCCATCCGCTATGAGCCGCTTCATCGCAGCACTGGAGCGCACGGACCTCTTGGACGCTGGGGAGAGAACTTCCATCGTGTTGCTCTTCCTTTGGGATATATGTCTTCTGGAGGAGCTTTTGCGTTGTCCGCTCTCTCAGAAACATCCCGCATTGTTGGAACACTGGGGCTTCGTTCTACTATTGCTCAAATGCCGATCATCTTGGAAATGGTTGGCAACGCACGGCGCATGGATGAGGGTGCAAACAACTTTGCAGGAATGATTGCCGACATCATGCATCCGTCTACGGATCGTCTCCGACGAGTGCTTATGCAGGGTGTCCAGAATCAGTACGGACATGAAGCAGGAGCGTTTACTCGTGGACTGGCGCGAACAGCAAATGCGTTCTCTGACATCTCGCTGCTTACGCCGATTACATCATTTACCCAGACATTGATGGCTGCTGGAACAATTCAGCATTTCTACGATGTGTCTCGTGGACTGGTTAGGGCAATGGACGATGCCACAGTACGAACACTGGGTCTTGAGCCAGCGCAGTATCAGGATGTGGTTGCGTACATCGGTGCAAACGCAGTGACTGCTGCACGACGAGGTGGAGAGCGTGTTATCAACTTGAACAACATCCACGATATTCGGATGGACAACCTACGGTCATTCATTGATCGGGCTGTTCGTACCCGTATTCAAGATATGCCTACCCGTGGAGACTTTGCCCGTGGTGCGTTTGGATTCTGGGGACGAATGCTGACTCAGTTCAGAGCATTCAACCTTAAGGGAGTCGATAACTTCCTTCTTCAGAATGTCTCTCGTGTTCGGCGTGGAGATACAAATACTCGAATGCGTGTTACTCAGGAACTGGGAGCAACAATTCTCTTGTCTGCTCTCATCCAGTATTCCCGTTCATACGCAGACGCTCAATCTCTACGAGCATCGGGAAATAGGAAGAAAGCGGCTGAGTTGGAGAAAAATATGCTGGGTGTGGAAGGCTTTGTCCGTGGTGGACTTGTCGGTCCCAGCGAGTTGTTCGGGCCGCTGATCATTACAGACAGCCTCTACACTTCAGCATTTAGTGACGATCCTCTGTTCTCTGCGTATCGCTACAGCGGTGCGTCTATGTATGGCTTTCCAGTTCAGTCCTTCATAACTAAAGGAGCTGGAGTAGTTAAGGATGTGTACGGAGCCACCGCAGCCAAGGCATTTGGAATTGAGGACAAGGAACGAGAAATCACTACTGGAACAGTCCACAAAATGCGGACAATGCTTCCGTTCCAGACTTTCCTTCCTCTAAAGCATTTCTTCAACATTAGCGAAAAGGCTATTGCTGATGAATACCAACTTCTAGACAAGCAAGAGCGTGGAACTAGTCGCAGAGACTGAATTTAAGGAGTAAATAAATGGCTAATAGCTATGTCACACACACAGGAACTGGATCTCAGCTCACTTTTTCCTTTGCGGGAATTGATGACTACCTGAGCACGGGGTACATCAAGGTGTACCTAAACAATGTCCTCCAAACCACCAACTACAGCCTAGATGTAAGCGGCGGCAACGAGAATGTTGTCTTTACTGCGGGAAATGCTCCTGCTGCTAGTGTGATTGTCCGCATTCAACGAGAAACCCCCAGCACTTCATCTGGATTTACTTCGGAGATCGTTGACTTTGCCAACGGCTCCGTCCTAACAGCCGATGATCTGGACAAGGGCTTCAAGGGAATGCTCCATATTGTTCAAGAAGCCAATGACACGGGCTCTGGTGCTCTTCCTAAGAATAGTGCTGGAACAAACTGGGACGCTGAGACTCTAAAGATCACTAATGGAGCCATGGGAGTAGATCCCGGTGATTTTGTGACCAAGGCTCAGTTGGATGCTGCACAGGTCTATGGAACCGCAATCACTGTTCCCCAGTCTTGGGCCTTTACAGGTGTGGCTGCTCAAACCGCCTTCACCTTCAGCCCAACAGCACTGGCAACTAATCCTGCAATGTTTATCGTGGAGGTTGGTGGTGTCATTCAGCGACCAACAACTGATTACACACTCACGGCATCAGTGCTTACTTTCCTTACTGCTCCATCGGCAGGTGTGAGCATCACTGTTCGCAACTTTGGTGTTGCCCGTAGTGCTCTTGATGCTCTTCCAAATGGCGCGGTGACTGAAACCTACCTTGCTGATGGTGCAGTCACTACAGCCAAGATTGCAACCAACGCTGTTACCTCAGACAAGCTTGCTGACAACGCTGTAGACGCTGCATCCATTATAGATGGTGCTGTAACGGCGGGTAAGTTAGGAACCAATGCGGTTGTGACTGCCAACATCACAGACCTCAATGTCACTGAAGGCAAGCTTGCTGTAGGAGCCGTCACCAGTGCAAAGTTGGGATCACTTGCTGTAACCAACGCTTCTCTGGGTACTGGAGTGATTACTTCAGACAAGATTGCAAGCAACACCATTGTCTACAACAACCTGAACGCCTCTACCAGTGGATCTTTCTTTGGTCCTGCACTGGCAGGAGTTGATCGGTATCTCAAGGTTGCAGCCAGTGGAGCCTTGTCTCTCGATGCTCTTACCAATGTTCCTGTGGGCTCTACAGCTACGGGAAATGTGAACATGAACGCTTACAAGTTCACCAATGTGGGTGCTGCGGCAGCGGGAGGAGAAGTACTTACTTACGGTCAAGTAGAACAAGTTTCTGGTGATCTTGCCGGTGGCTACTACTTGATGACTGCTAAGTCCACACGAAGGTGGCTGGCGTTTGGAACCTTTACATTTACCTTTAATACTGGTGTTTGGGCTGTTAACGATACAGGCCCATCAACCACAATTCAGGGAATAGCTTCTAATCCTGTTCTTCGGCCAATTGGCGCTGGAACTTGGGCCATTCTCGCTGTGTGGTCGCAAAATGCTACGGGAACCACTTATTCATTTGCTTACCAAGCGGGCCTAACAAGCTCATCCAGTACAGGATGGTTGACTGGTTCTACATTTAGTAGCTGCACCGGATACTTCATTGCACAAAGGACTGGATAATGGCTCTTAACTTCGTAGATGGATCCATGACGGATCCTGTGTTCAATTCCCAACAGATCCCTATTGGGGCTGTTCAGATCTTGACATCCACTACCGTCCCTAAGGGATGGCTGCTGTGTAATGGAGGAGCTGTAAGTCAAATCACTTATGCAGAACTGTTTGCGGTGATCAGCACCATCTTTGGCAATCCGGGTGGAGGCAACTTCAATGTTCCGACTATTGCCGATGTGGGCGGTAACGCTCGACTCCGCTACATGATCAAAGCCAAGCGGTATGACACGACATGAACGAGGAAATACTACTGGCGCTTGGTCGCTTAGAAGGAAAAGTGGACGCGCTGATCAACTCCATGCGTTCGCAACAAGAAGAACTCAAGCAACACGACATTCGGCTGCGGCATCTAGAGCAAAGCAAGGCTTGGCTGCTGGGTGGAGCCGCTGTAATTTCATTTTTCTCTGGTTTCGCTGTTCGATTCATCAAATAAGGATAAATCATGAAGACGCATACTCTTGGATCTTTTGCTGCATCTCAAGGTGCGGGAACTGCTACAGCCTCGTACTCCCTCCAGTTGAACGAAACTGACAACTACAGTAAGTACAACATTGGTGTATTCAACATGGTGTCAAACGGTACGGGTACTTTCACCCTTCAAGGATGTCACCGTACTGCCACTACCAGTACTTGGGAATGGGTAGACCTCGCTACAGGTGTTACAACTGGCGCAGGATCGGCAACTGTTGGTGGATCTGGTGCAAAAACTGTGGCACTAATGCCCCATATGCGAATTGTGGTTACTACTACAAATACAGCAATCGCAACCGGTTACATCCACCAGTAAGGATCTCATGGCTACCAACCTTATTCGCGTGAACAACTTTGCGTATCGCCAAGCCCGTTGTGGCAATACAAGTTTTCCACTAAGTCAAACAACTGTTGAAACTCCTGCGATTGATTCTGTAGCAGAACAAACATTTACTGTTGTAGCGTTAACAGGAACGCTTGGTCCCCCTGCTACATCGACTAACGGTGTTCTTCGATTCACCAGTGTCAATACAGATATCGCTGTCTCAATAACGATCACTACTCCCCTACGAGCAACCATTTACTACAAGGTGTCTAACACAACCTTTGGTACTACGGACATTCCAAATTCAAACAACATAGGCATTAGTCCGAACGGTTGGCTTCCAACAGTTTCTGGTAAGCCATTTTATGTGGCTCCAAATCAATATGTTGGCGTTGGAATGCACGCAAATGCTGCTGGAGCATTGACTATTACCATCCACACTCACAACGGCCAAATTACTCTTGTAACGCTTAATCCTGTTACTTGGACGCACACCACTGCTTAAAGGAAGTTGAGTTGCACAATCTCATTCTCCGAAACTCAATGGCTGGTGCAACTAATGATCGTTTAAAATCTTGGCCTTTAAGTGGTCCGTTGTTCTGGCCAAACATTGATGTCACACCAGATGCGGTTAACTGGACAACAGCAGACGCTTTCTTACCGAGTTCTTGGGTAAATGCTGTTGCTCAACTTACTGGGTTCAATTTTCCAGTTTCAATTTTCTTTGATTTTCAAGCTGGTTCTTCTGTAGTTACCGTGTATCGCAAAATTTCTAGCACTTCATTTGGAACAGGGGATTATCAAAGTAATCCCGGTACTTGGACTTTGTGGCCCGGTGGATCCTTTAACGGAATCACTGTCTCTCCAAATCAATATTTGGGAATTGCGGTTACTACTCCAGATACTGGAGTGGGAAATTTGAGGATTTGGAATTTCACGGACAACACCAGACTTATCGATACTCTTCCCTTTACAGTCTTTGAGGAGGAATTTTAAAAAATGGACAAGCTCTTTGCCGAACTCCACACTGCTCTAGGCTCTGCCTTGCTGGAGCGAATCCAATCAGGAGAAGCTTCTCCAGCAGACATGAATGTCGCTCGTCAGTTCCTCAAGGACAACGGGATTGACGGCAGCGTCAAGAACAGTGTCCCTCTACTGAACCTCGCCAAGATCATGCCGTTTGATCCTGAAGAGGAAGAGGCTGCATGAACGATGCACAGAACAAACTCAAGGACTTTAGGAACTTTGTCTGTCTTGCTTGGGACCATCTTGGTCTTCCTGAGCCTACACCAGTACAACTAGACATTGCTAAGTACCTGCATAAAGGACCAAGGCGGCGTGTCATCCAAGCATTTCGAGGAGTTGGAAAGAGCTGGCTTACCAGTGCTTATGTCGTGTGGAGACTTCTGCATGACCCTAGCTTGAATGTTCTGGTTGTGTCTGCCTCGAAGCAGCGTTCGGATGACTTCTCGACATTCACCCTGAGACTCATCAACGAGATACCCTTTTGCCAACACCTGAAGCCGAAGGACAACCAGCGCAGTTCAAAGATCGCTTTCGATGTGGGTCCTGCTCCTGCCAGTCAGGCTCCCAGTGTGGTATCGAAGGGCATCACCAGCCAGATCACGGGCTCACGCGGCGACCTGATCATTGCCGACGATGTGGAGTCTCTGAACAACTCTGCTACTGCCGTGATGCGGGACAAGCTGCTGGCTTCGACCGCTGAGTTTGAGGCTGTTCTAAAACCGGGTGGGGAAATCATTTACCTAGGTACTCCGCAGACGGAGCAGTCGATTTACCACGGCTTGGCTGACAAGGGCTATGTGACTAGGGTGTGGCCAGCCCGTATTCCCGACAACAGGCTGAAGACTGCCCTTGGTGACAAGCTGGCTCCCTTCCTCAGGGATGGTGAAGCCGGTCAACCCACAGATCCAAAGCGGTTCACCGAACTTGACCTCATGGAGCGAGAGGCTTCCTATGGACGAACAGGGTTCTCCCTTCAGTTCATGTTGGATTCAACCCTCAGTGATCAGGATCGCTACCCACTCAAGGTGAATGACCTGATTGTGTTTGGATTGAACCCAGATAATGCCCCTGAGAAGCCCATTTGGGCAATGAATCCAAACAACATTGCCAAGGATCTGCCTTGTGTCGGCTTCAATGGTGATCGCTTCTACGCTCCCATGGAACTTCAGGGTAAATGGATCCCCTATGAGGGTGGGATCATGGCAATCGATCCTGCGGGCCGTGGAGGCGACGAGACGGCTTACGCCGTTGTGAAGATGCTGAACGGCTTCCTCTATGTGACTGCCTGTGGAGGGCTTGTAGGAGGCTACGGAGAGGATGTCATGAAGAAGCTGACATCCATTGCCAAGCAGCACAAGGTCAATCTCATCTTGGTTGAGTCCAACTTTGGAGACGGTATGTTCACCGAACTCCTAAAGCCTTACCTGATGAAGGAATACCCTTGCACTACTGAAGAGATCCGCTCCAACATCCAGAAGGAACGCCGCATCATCGACACACTGGAGCCAGTCCTGTGTCAGCACAAGCTTGTCATTGATATTGGGGTCATTAAAAGCGACTACGAGTCCACCAAGACCTACACCAGTGAGAAGGCTCTTCAGTTCTCTCTTATCTGGCAGCTCAGTCGCATCAGCAGGGCTAAGGGATCGCTGGCTCACGATGACCGTCTAGACACTCTGAGCATGGCTGTGTCATTCTGGGTAGACAAGATGGCTCAGGATGCTGACCGTAAGATGTCCATCTACCGTGACAACGCATTTGATCTAGAACTGGAGCGGTTTATGGAACACGCTATTGGACATAAACCCAAAGGTGACACATGGATGTAGCTGAATTAGAAATCTTGGCTGCTTCTGTTGTTCTTCTTTATGAGGAACACCTTTCTAGTCGAGGTGAGATCACTAGTGCTACCGCTCTTGCCCGTGGTATGCGGATGCTCAGAGAGACTGTTTCTCCAGATGTTCTTCAAATGTGTAAGGAATTTAAATGCCAAGTCCCTGCAAAAACAAGAAGCTAAATATTCCTTGGTGAACCATGCCTAAACCCCGCGACTACAAGAAAGAGTACCGTGACTACCACGGCAGACCAGAGCAGATCAAAGAACGAGACAGCAGGAACAAGGCTAGGTCTTTGATGATCAAGCAGGGACGGGTAAAGAAGGGTGATGGCAAGGAAGTAGATCACCAGAACGGCAACCCAAGAGACAACAGGAAGAAGAACCTGAAGATCATGAGCAGACACGCCAACAGGAAGAAGGGTGACTCTTGAAGGTCTTCTTTGGTAACTACCAGATCCCAGTACAGATCACTGAACTAGCTGAAGGTGACTTTGGTGAGTTCTCCTTCTACCCTTACCCTTCTATAAAGGTAAGTACAGGGTTAAAAAAAGAAGTAGAGACTAGTACCATCCTTCATGAAGTCATTGAGATGATCTCTGAGGTCTATGGACTCAGCCTAGAGGAGTCCCAGATTCGTGTTCTGGAAGTCTCTCTGATGGGTGTCTTCTTCCAGAACCCTTGGTTGGTCGAGAGAATGTTCCGTCCTTTGCACGGCCAGCACAACCCCATTACAGACTTCCCAGACTGGCCCCCTAGTCAGGCCCTACCTGATTCACCGGAAGCCTTGTAGACCCTCCTAGGAGCCTTACTATGAAGATCAAGAAGAAAACCCATTCAACTCGTGCCGAACTCAAGATCCATGGCAAAAAACACGAGAAGGGTGAGTCAGCCAAGTTTGAAAAGAAAGAAAAGAAGATGCCGGGTTACAAAGATAAAGACTGAGATTTGGAATAGAACTTTAAGTTCCAAATGTTAGAAACAAAAATATGAGGGGGTTTGATTAACATACGGCGCGCGCAGAGCCCCCCTTGGGGGGGGTCGCGGGTCGCGCGAATTGCGCGGCGTGAGTCGCTGGTTATCGGACGGTGAACCGTTATCGGGCTAGCGGCGTTATCGGTCGCGTCCGTTTCGCTACCCGTTTGTTATC